TTGATAAAATCAATTCGCCAGTTACAGAAGAAACACCAGTTTCTCGTGGCGACAAACCAGTTTCATTCAAAGAAACATTTAGTGATGCTGTAAGTAACAAACCTGTGACTGTGAATAACTGATGTATAATTATTTTAAATATAGTGGACTCTCGGTTATTATAATGTTAAATCCATTGCATTGGAAAGTTTTGCCTTGGTATCGTAATGAGAAAACGGAAGAAGTTTGGTCAACAAACACCTACGCTTTTGGGTTTTTGTTTTTGACAATTAGATTTTGGTTAGACGATGGAGATTGGTAATGACAATGCAATATTATAAAGAGTTGAGTGTAATTGAAACTGAAATTATTAGATTGGGTTGTATGGAAAGTATGTTGAGAGTAACCGCTTGCGGCATTACAGATGCTTCAATTGAAGATGCTGAAAATGTGTTGTGGCACTTGCAAGGTGGCATCGAAGATATTCACAATAAATTGCGAGATGGATTTGATGCTATGTGGGAAGCAGACCGTAGTAGTGGTAAAAATGGTTCATTTATTAGCACACTAAAAACAAATGATTATGTTGAACCTGAAAATGATAATTGGAAAATGCTTGAAGAAGTAACTCGCAAATGGGCTGCTAAGAAGTGAATATATTTTACCTACATAATGATGTAAATGAATGTGCTAAAATGCACGCCGATAAACACGTTGTAAAAATGATCCTTGAATATGCTCAGTTACTTTCTACTGCTCATCGCTATCTTGACGGCACTCGCATTGTTAAACATTCTGACACTGGTCGAAAGCAAAGTCGTTATGTTCTTCATGATAGTCGTGATGAGTTGCTTTATGCTTCCACTCATATTAATCATCCATCGGCTGTTTGGGTAAGGCAAAATCAGCAGAATTATATTTGGTTATCACAATTGCTTCATGCTCTCTGTAAAGAATATACTTATCGTTATGGTAAAATTCATAAAGTAGAACGTGATGGTTTACTGGAAGAATTATACAATTGGCCTATGAATATACCAATGGGTGAATTTACAGAACCAACACCTGCGATGCCTGATGATGTTAAAGTGGCAGGTGATTCGATTAAGTCCTATCATAACTACTATATAAAGAATAAAGCGCATCTTGCGAATTGGAAAAATCGAAAGGTACCTGATTGGTATGCCAACATATAATTTTATTGACACCGTAACTGGTGAAGAATTTGAATCGTTTATGAAGATAGCTGAACGTGAAGAATATCTTAAAGAAAATCCACATATTCAACCAATGTTAACCGCACCAGCGATTGTTTCTGGTGTTGTTGGTGTTGGTTCAAATCGTGTACCAAATGGTTTTAAAGAAGTGTTATCGAAAGTTGCAGAAGCACATCCAACAAGTAGAGTTGGGCAACAGTATGGCACTAAATCAATCAAGCAAGCTAGAAGTGAGCAGGTTGTTAAAAAACACGTTGACCGAATTACAAAAAGATTGCAAGGTAGATGAATTTAAGAACCTTTAACCATGTTAAATTACCAGAATTAGATTTTGAATTGAAAGCGGTAACAACTGAAGATGGTAGAAGATATACAACACCGCAAGGAAATGTGTATCCTTCTATCACTACTGTTCTTTCTGAATACAGTAAAAAAGGAATTCTTGAGTGGCGTGCAAGAGTTGGTAATGAACAAGCAAACAAAATAAGCACAAAAGCAGCTCGCCGTGGTACTGCACTACATACTGTTTGTGAGAAATATCTATTGAATGAAATAGATTTTCAATATAGGCAATCACTAATGCCTGACACTAAAGAATTGTTTCTTCAATTGAAATCTCATATTGATGATAATGTTGGCGATGTGTATGCAATTGAACAATCTTTGTATTCTGATAAATTGCGAGTTGCTGGTCGAAATGACTGTATCGCAGAATGGAATGGAAAGATATCTGTAATTGATTACAAGAGTGCTTCTAAAGAAAAGAATGAGAATTGGATACAGAATTACTTTATGCAATGCACAGCATATGCAATTATGTTTGAAGAAATAACAGGTAAAGAAATTGAACAAATCGTTGTGGCAATTGCCGTTGAAGATGGCCAGCCACAAATCTTTGTCCGAGAAAAATCTAAATATATTAAACAGTTAACAGAGTTTGTCGGCAATTATCACGGCAAACTCTTGACAGGTTGAAGTTAGTTTGTTATAATGGTTTAAATTGTTGTAATCCCTTCAAAGAGAAGGTGTTCTGGACGGGGGTGCAAATCCCCCCACCTCCACCAGAAGTGTATGTGTTAGATGAAAGAAACCATTTTATGGGCTCTAATGGGTATGCTTCTGATGGGGGTGCATAGTTTCGACAGGGCAAAATATCGGAGACGGCAACACGGTAGGCGATGACCGTTAATCAAGCAAAACAAGTAAACGCAAACGATAGCGAATACGCATTAGCAGCTTAAACACTGCTTAGGGTTTCGGTTGGTTTCCTCGTAACAGAATAACCAACCAATTTCATAACTAAAAAAAGGAATCAATATGAAATGGTCTACACCAACGGCAACGGATATGCGTTTCGGTTTTGAAATTACAATGTATATTGCAAATCGGTAATATCTAATAAATGGTTTCGATTGGTTCCCAGCATAGCGAATAACCTTTCATATATTTCAACTAAGGAGTTTTATTTTGAAAAAGTTAAGTTTATTTTTGGCCACTTTGGCAATCAGTTCTACCGTAATGGCTCAAGGTTATGGTTCATTAGAATATTCTGATGAAACTAATCGTTCAACAAAGGCATCAAATATTAAAGAAGCCGTTGTTATTGGTACTAAAGATGGTTCTACCGATTATAGTATCAAAATGGAAAATAGCCAAACATCATTTGGTAATGGTTCTATTACTCAAGGCATGGAAGTTCGTGTGAAGCAATCTATCGGTGCTTTTTATGTTGGCGGTCGTTTGGGTGAGAGAATTTCTAGCACGACAAATTTCAGCCACTATGCAGTTGACGCAGGAGTTAAAATCCCTCTTGGTGCTGGTTTTACTGGTGATGTTGGTGCTCGTTATCGCAATGCGTTTGATACCACAAACAATTATCAAACAACCCGTGTTCATACAGCGGTAGGTTATGCACTCACTAAACAAGATGCAGTAGCTGTTCGTTGGAGTCGTTCATACGGCGATGAAGAAAAAGATGCTTGGCGTCTACAATACACTCGTAGTTTCTAAGTAAGAGAGTTTGGTGGTCTCAATAAAACCACCGCCTTTATTTTGGAGAAATTGTGAAGATTTATAAAAGTAATTATCGCCATCATTGGGTATCACCCTATAATATTCTCAAAGCAGTTTGCTTTTGGGAAAAAGATGATGATGTGTTTTATAACCATGAAGATATTCCTGGTCACAAATACGATAAATGGGTTAACTTCTTAACACCATTTTGCAAAGCATGGATGAAGTTTTTTGATTTTGTTCATCCACAAATCAACTATGTGAAGATTGATAGATATGATACATGGTCAATGGACCACACTTTAGCAGATATCATTCTGCCAATGTTGAAACAGTTAAAAGAAACCAAACACGGCGCACCTTTTGTTGATGATGAAGATGTGCCGGAAGAACTGAAATCAACATCTGCACCACCAAAAGAAAATGAATATGATACTGATGAGAATCATTTCAAACGCTGGGATTATGTTCTTGATGAAATGATTTTTGCCTTTGAATGTAAAGTTGATGACACAACATGGCAAGAAAAGTTTAGTTCTGGTGAATTCGATAAGAAAACAGTTGCTTGTCAATGGGATGAAAACGGCAAAGCAACAATGTATGAATGGCTTGATGGACCAAATCACACCTATAAATTAGATGTTGAAGGTATGCAATTGGTACAAAAACGAATCACAAATGGATATCGTTTGTTCGGTAAATACTATGAAGGCCTTTGGGATTAATTATGGATAAAAATATAGAATCATATGTTAAGGTGTATGATAATTGGCTTGATGCAGAAATTTGCAAAAGGACAATTGAAGAACTTGAATCGCCAGTTATGGCGAACACTTTCAATCAACATACATTTTATCAATCAACAACTGGAACTTACGGAACTCAAAGTGGTGATAGAGAACTGGATGTATCATATGCAAAGGTTACACCACGGGATTATCTGATGCAAAGAGTTTGGGATGGTTTTGCTCGTTATCTTACTGAGTTAAACTTTCCATGGTACAGCACATGGGCAGGATATTCCGGTATACGATTCAACAAATATTCAGAAGATAGATTGATGGCTGAACATTGTGACCACATTCACTCTATGTTTGATGGCACTACAAAAGGTATTCCAATAATGAGTTTTGTTGGTGTATTAAATGATGATTATGAAGGTGGTGAATTTGTTATGTGGAAAGATAAAGTTATTGAATTGAAAGCTGGTTCTGTAATGATTTTTCCATCCATCTTTTTATATCCACATAGAGTCGAACCCATAAAAAAAGGAACTAGGCATTCTTTTGTTTCTTGGGCTTACTAAACACTAAATAAGTAACCAGCAATCACACAAAAATGCTGGTACACACAAACACACTAGGAGTAAACTATGTCAAATATGACACCGTTCGAGATTCGCCTTGAACTTTTAAAAATGGCGAAAGATATGCTGACCGATGACTACTACGGTAAGCGTGAAATAATTAGCAATACTTGGCACGCCAAATTAGAAATTGCTAAAATCAATGGTGGAGAGTTGCCTGAACATCCAGGATTCCCTTCTTTTCCATCAGAAACCGAAATCATTGCAAAGGCTCAATCGCTTAATGGTTTTGTTTCAAACATCCCTCTAGATACAAAGACTAATAGCAAAAAGTCTACCTGATGGGCGGCGGCACGCCCGTCCATGGGTGTGCCTCCTTTAACAAAAAGGAGAAATATGCAAAGCAACAGAATCATTATTGCTAGTATTTTTATGTCTTGCCTTTTATTTTTAGTGGCAATGACAGCACAGAGCAATCAAAAATATTTAATTCATGGTATTAAATTTAGTGAGTTAACACCACCAGCACAAAAACAAGTTGAATGTTTAGCTGAAAATATTTTACTAGAAGCTGGACATGAGAGTAGAGAAGGCCAAATTGCCGTTGGTATGGTCACAGTTAATCGTGTCGTATCCGGTAGATATGCCGATGATATATGTGATGTTGTAAAACAAAAGATTATTCATCCATCGGGTAAAGTTGTGTGTCAATTTTCTTGGGTATGTCAGCCATTCTTTACCTCAAAACTATTGACAATGAAGCACACTTCGTTGTATAATGACGTATTGAATTTATCAATTGATATTTTCCTAAACTATGATAAGTTGGTAGATGTTACAAAAGGCGCAACATACTATCATGCTGATTATGTTAACCCCGGTTGGAAATTGCCAAAAACAACCGTAATAGGTCGCCACATCTTCTACATGAAGCCTGGTGATTTAGACAACAAGAAGGAATTTTCTGGAATATGAGAACGAATAATGTCTTTGAACAATTTAAAAATAATATAACAAATCTTATTATTTCATTTACAATCATTATGACCTCAGGTATCATTAGTTTGGCAATTTACAGTTTTAATGATAGGTCATTGATGGCAAGAAATATTGAAACAGCTATGAGCAAGGGTGTTGACCCATTATCTGTTAGATGTTCTTATGCCGCACATGATGATGCTATTTGCGTAGCATACTCAATCACGCACGGAAACACACCAGCAATACCACAATCAAAGAAGTAAAAGGAACTTTATATTATGAAATACATTTTTAAACAGATTGACAACATTTCTGGACACTCTGCCGAAACAACAATTGAATTTAGTGCAGATTATCTTCCTGATGTTTTACAACATTTTGAAATGTTTCTTCGTGGTTCAGGCTTTCATCCAACAGGCACCTTAGATTTTGTGCAAGATGAAGATTATTATGGTGAACCACCCGAGTGGCATATAGAAGAATCAAGCTCCATTTATGATGGTGATTTGAATTCACCAAGCGCAGGTGCATTTAGCACAAAAGGACAAAATGCCAACTAAAGAAGAAATGGCAAAATTTGCCAAAGAGATTGATAAGTTGGTTTCGGAAACCGATTACAATTACATTGAAGCCATTACTGTTTACTGTAAAGAATCAGGATTGGAGATTGAGGTGGCAGCTACATTAGTAAATGCCAACCTCAAATCTAAAATTCATATCGATGCAATGGACAATAATATGTTGAAAGAAAAAAGTTCAAGACTTCCAATATGACAGGTTATGAGGCATTTTCGTTTTACAATTCACTAAAACTTCACTTCTCACAACAGACATATGACTACTTTAAATACAATGGGAAGTCAAATATCTCTGTGAATAGTTTTGAGAATCGTAAAGACAAATATCACTTCTACAAACTCTCAAGAAAATACAATCAGGATGACTACATCAATTTTCTTGTAGGCAACTTTATTGTCAATGAAAAAACTTGGGCAGGTGATTTGTTGAAGGCTGAATCTGAGGTAAATTACCTAAGGCGAATGAAATATTTGCAATCCATAACGTATAGTTTTGAGAATGACTGCAAGTATATCTTTGATGATTTAGATGATCCTAATGAGGTCCTAAAGTGTTTGGATGGTGAATACCCTGTGCTTCTATTGATGACTTTTCGGAAAGAAATTCAACCTGAAACTCTTGTCATATTAAATGCCTTACTCAATTTCTTTCCGATGTGGGAACAACAAATTGCCGATACCATTCGATGGCCAGATTACCGGTTAAAGATGTTGAAGTATACTCCGTTTGTTCCGTTTGATAATGAAAAATTTAAATTGAAATTAAAAGAGGTGATTGTATGAGAGATAGTTTTAAAACATTAGTGGGTTTATTTTTGTTTTTTTCGTGGGTTGCTGGTGTAGTTATAGCTGAAGGATTTTGGTCAACATTGTTTTCCATAATTGTTCCGTTTTGGGCTTATTATCTTCTTGTTGAAAAACTTTTAATTGTTTATGGAATAGTATGAAAATTTATTTGGACATGGATGGCGTAATTGCCAATTTTGAAAAACGATACATAGAATTGTTTCGTGAACATCCTGGTACTTCAAGGGATAGAAAAGAATTTAGTAAAAACTGGACTTCATTTATTGAAGGTAAAAATTTCGAGAGTCTTGAATTTTGGCCAGGTGGTCCAGAATTAATCAATTATTTAATTAATCATTTCAATG